GAACAACTTCTTACCAAAAGCTGGGTTATCCGTTGGTTACGTTATGTAAATACTTGGCGGGAACATCGTAGGATTATTAAAGAACTAAATGCTATGGACGATAAGACACTGCGAGACATTGGCATTAGTCGTTGCGACATCGACAGACTGATCTGGCTAGAATATGATAAAGAAAAACGAGGAAAGAGTAACAATGAAAAGTAACTACCTGCCAACAGACTATCAGTCATTTATTGCAACATCACGTTATGCCCGTTGGTTAGAGGAAGAAGGTCGCCGTGAGAACTGGGGAGAGACTGTAAGTCGTTACATGGACAATGTTGTTATTCCCAAACTTAAACTTAATCTGGGTGAAGGTGTTTTGGATGATATGATCATTAGTCAAGACATTGAACGGGTTATCCTTGGCCTAGAAGTGATGCCATCTATGCGGGCTGTAATGTCTGCTGGGACTGCACTAGAGCGTGACAACACAGCAGGATACAACTGTTCCTATATGCCTGTAGACGATCCACGATCCTTTGATGAGGCTATGTTCATTCTGTTGTGTGGCACTGGTGTAGGCTTCTCTGTAGAGCGTCAGTTCATCAGTAAGCTACCAGAAATCCCAGAGCAACTAAACCCTGTCTCTGCTGTACGTATTATGGTAGAAGATAGTAAAGAGGGTTGGGCAGATGCCTTGCGTAAGGTAGTCTCGTATCTCTATGAGGGTTATATCCCAACTTGGGATGTGTCAAAAGTCCGTCCTGCTGGGGCTAAGTTGAAGACATTTGGTGGTCGTGCTTCTGGGCCTGCACCTCTGATTGACCTGTTTAACTTTGTTGTTAAAACCTTTGTTGCTGCTAAAGGTCGTAAGCTGTCTAGTATTGAATGTCACGACATTATGTGTAAGATTGGTGAAGTTGTTGTAGTTGGTGGTGTTCGTCGTTCTGCTATGATCTCTCTGTCTAACTTGTCTGATGATCGTATGCGTCATGCTAAGTCTGGGGCATGGTGGGAGAACAATCCACAACGAGCCTTGGCTAATAACTCTGTAAGCTACACTGAGAAACCTGACGCTGTGTCTTTCCTTCGTGAGTGGGCAGCTTTGGTAGAGAGTGGTTCTGGTGAACGTGGTATCTTCAATCGTCAGGCATCTAAGAAACAGGCAGCTAAGAATGGTCGCCGTAAGACTGACTTTGAGTTTGGCACTAACCCATGCTCAGAGATTATCCTGCGTCCTTACCAGTTCTGCAACCTGACGGAAGTTGTTGTACGTGCTACCGATAACCTTGAGACACTAGAACAAAAAGTTCGTATCGCCACTATCCTAGGGACTATCCAATCCACTTACACCAAGTTCCCTTACTTGCGGGACATTTGGACGAAGAATACTGAAGAAGAACGTCTGCTAGGTGTTTCTCTTACGGGGATTATGGATAACCCTCTAATGACTACAAAGAATGCTGGTCTAAGTAAAACACTGGAGCATCTTAAGAATGTCGCTATTGCTACTAATGCTGAATGGGCTGAACGCCTTGGTATCCCTGTTGCTGCTGCTATCACTTGTGTCAAACCTTCTGGCACTGTCTCCCAGCTTGTCGATTCTGCTAGTGGTATTCATGCTCGTCACTCAGAGTATTACATTCGCACTGTCCGTGGCGATAACAAAGACCCTCTGACACAGTTTATGAAAGACCAAGGCATCCCTTGTGAACCTGATGTAATGAAGCCCGCACAGACAAGCGTGTTTAGCTTCCCTATGAAGGCTCCTACGGGTGCAGTAGTCACGGCTGACCTTAGTGCCATCGACCAGCTAGAGATGTGGTTGGCCTATCAACGTAGTTGGTGTGAGCATAAACCATCTGTCACTATTAACGTAAGGAAAGATGAATGGTTTGAAGTAGGTGCTTTCGTCTACAAACACCTTGATGAGATGTCTGGCGTATCTTTCTTGCCATACAACGAACATACTTACCAACAAGCTCCCTACCAAGAAATTGATAAGGATACTTACGAGAAAGCACTAGCCCTAATGCCGAAAGGTATTGATTGGTCTAAACTTTCAGAGTATGAAGTAGAGGACAACACATCAGGATCACAGACCTTCGCTTGTGTGGGTTCTTGTGAGATTGTTGATGTGACGTAATCATGTTACAATACCTAGGACAGGATCAGCTTTTGTCCTAGGTTTCATACTACCACTAGCTCAACTGGATAGAGCAAGAGCCTTCTAAGCTCTAGGTTCCGTGTTCAACTCACGGGTGGTAGACCAACCAACACAAGGGGGTAACGTGTACACAATTATTGGCCGTGAAGATTGTTTTTGGTGTAATGCTGCTATAGAACTGTTAGATGAGCCTTACGTTTATTATGATTACACAAGTCTTCCTGTTCTAAATCTTTTGATGAAGAAGTCTGGAATGAAGACTGTACCACAGATTTGGGAGAATGCTGTTTATATTGGTGGCTACATAGAGTTAGAAGCATACATTAAGAATAAAGAAAGTGAACTATGAACCTCAGTGATGATGAAGTTATAACAGGTAAACACATTGCAGTCTGGTTCTCTTGTGGCGCTGCTAGTGCTGTTGCTGCTAAACTTACCTTGTTACGTTATGGTAAGACTAATAAAGTCAGTGTTATAAACAACCCAATTAAAGAAGAACATTCAGATAATCAGAGGTTTCTTGTTGACGTTGAGAAATGGCTAGGTCAAAAGATAGAGGTTGCAGTTAGATCAAAATACCCAGATCAATCTTGCGAGGAAGTTTGGGCAGATCGAAGATTTATGTCTGGGCCACTGGGAGCGCCTTGTACACAAGAACTAAAGAAGAAAGCTAGGCAAGAGTGGGAAAACTTAAATTTTCCTGACTACACTGTTTTAGGGTTTACTTCTGAAGAAACAGGACGGGCGGATCGTTTTCGTCTAACAGAAAGAGACACTCTGCTTACACCTCTAATTGAGGCTAAATTAACAAAAGAGGACTGCTTTAGAGTTATTCAAGAGGCTGGCATTGATTTACCAGAAATATACAAGCTGGGTTATCCAAATGCAAACTGTATTGGCTGTGTAAAAGCTGGTTCTGCAACATACTGGAACTTGGTCAGAGATACTTTCCCCGATGTTTTTGAAAGCAGGTCAGTCCAATCTCGACAGATAGGTTCTAAACTTGTTTACTATAAAGGAAAGAGAATTTTTCTAGATGAGTTGCCAGAAGACGCTAAAGGAAGAAGTCTAAAAAACTATAATTTTGAATGTGGTATCTTCTGCGAAGAAAAGGAAAAGTTGTGAACCTCAGTGATGATGAAGGCCAAGGCTCTCGTAAGTCTAAGCGTGTGACTAAGTACAAGAACGCTGACGTAAAACTTACTTCTGGTCTTGTTGCTAAGACACCTAAACAGCAAGACTTGATTAATGCCCTGAAGTCTAACACTCAGGTTTTCATTCTTGGGCCTGCTGGTACGGGGAAGACTTACGTTACAGCAACATATGCCGCAGACCTATATACCCTTAAGAAGATTGACAAGATTGTTATTACACGGCCTATGGTATCTGTTGGTAAGGAGTTGGGGTTCCTAAAGGGTGATCTACATGAAAAGACTATGCCTTGGGCCTTGCCTGTCATTGATGTACTAGAGAAGCATTTGGGTAAGGCTACAGTAGAAATTGCTATCAGAAGTGGCAACATCGAAATGGCTCCCTTGGCTCTTATGCGCGGACGATCTTTTGAGAATGCCTTTATCATTGTTGACGAGACACAGAACATTACTACCCACGAACTTAAGATGCTATTGACACGGGTTGGTGAAGGCTCTACTATTGTACTTAATGGTGATGTGCAACAAAGCGATCTTAAAGAAGCTGATGGACTTACTAAAGTCATTCACCTAGCTAAGAAACATCTGCTTCCTGTCTCTATTGTAGAGTTTGGGGTGGAAGACATTATCAGATCAGACATTACGGCCCAGTGGGTCAAAGTGTTCATGCTTGAAAAACTATAAGTGTAAGGAGAAACTATGAGTAAAATTAAAGCAGGAAGTGAGTGGAAGGCTTTGATGGATGAACCTTGGTCTTCTGGTGTCTATTTGGATGAGCAAGTTCTAGTGACAGATGTTGATACTAAAACTGGAGTACTCACTTTTAAAGATGGCCGTAACGAATTGTGGAGTGGTAGCTTATGGAAGTGGGAAAAATACTTTGCACCAGTGGAGCAAGGACTTGGTTTCTTTGACTACCCAGATATTGACGACACTGGGAATATTGTTGATAACGTAAATAGCCCATCTCACTATGGACAGGGTAAGATTGAGGCTATTGAATACATCTCTGACTTCCTTACCCCAGAGGAGTATCAAGGTTACCTTCGTGGAAATATCGCAAAATACCTGCATCGGTGGCCATATAAGAATGGTATTGAAGACCTAAAGAAAGCACAATGGTACTTGGAACGTCTAATCCAAGAAGTAGAATAACAAAAAGCCGCAAGCGTCCGTTATGGATACTTGCGGCTTTACTTATTTGTATTGTAGCATTATTTTTTACGAGAGAACAGACTTCTGATACCCCTACCAATCTCATTAGGGCTAGGCAACAACCAACCAAGCACAAGTAGTAGGATTACCCAAGGAGGTACTTCATTAACAGTCACACTCTCTACTGTTTCAGTTTTAACTCTGTTGTTGTCTGTAGACTGAAAGACCCTATCAGCAGTGTCAAACTCTAACCTCTGCTCAGTGTTGTTTGTTGTCCCTAGGGTCTGTGTGTTTGTCTTACCAATCTGGGTGTTGGCCGCTACGTTAGTTCCCCTTCCCGTCAGAAGGCCCAGTGGACTTGTCCCGCAACTTGCTATACTGGTCAAGACCAAAAGCAGCAGTAACAAACGTAAAGACGGGCCAAACGAGAATTTCGATAATTTTAGCATCTTTTACCTCTACAACATAAAATAGCCATAGCAGAAGAATGACCGCTACTTCCCTCTTGAATGTCTTCTTCACAATTTGTCTCATGGGCTTTACTTATCTCTTTCAATATGCTCCCTGATGCCTTTGATATTCTCGTCAATACGAGCTAAAGTAATTGCTTGGCTCTGTACAACAACCTCTAGACTGGAAGTCCTAGCATCAAGACGTATAATTTCTTCAGCGTTAGAATCAATATCGTTTCTAAGGGAAGCTGCAAACCAGATGATAGCTGCTGTTTGACAGGCAATAGCAAAGACAAATGTTATAGGAACGCTCCTAGATAAGTGCCAAGGTTCGTCAGTCATTGAACAAATCTCTCTCTTTTTTCCTACGTATGGTAAGACCTCTGAGTGGGATCATCTTACCCGTTTGTCTGTCTCTCTGTTTGTCCCACATTAGGAAGGCATCAGCAGCCCCCTTGTAGTCCCCTGAATTTACCTTACGAAGCACTGTTGACTTAGAGAATGCCCCAGCGCCTATGTTGAAGATTAGAGAGCCTATAGCATCCCTCTGGTTCTGTGTGAGAGGCACTTTGACTAAGCTGTCGATAGTGTCTTCTACCCAAGCCAAATCTTCTCTGAGGAACTGTTCAGCTTGGGCAACAGTGATAGTCATATTGGGTTTAGCATTCTTAGTGTGACCCCAACCAATAGTCCAAACATCATTCTTTGTTGGTAGGTAAGAGGTCAGCCTAAGTTCTTCATGCTCTTTGATAGCTTCTACGTTTTTAATGCGCATTGTTATCTACCTCTGACCAAACCCAAACTTCTTGTGGCCCCTCTGGTAAAACAGAGACTATACGCCAAGGGGCATCCACTGGTACGGAAAGGGTAGCTAAATACTCTAGAGTCCCTTCATATTCTGGGGCAGGGAAGACCCGCGCAACAGAACCATCCTCATTTGAAAAAAGTAAAAACATGTTTTATACCCTATACATTACCAAAGACTACAAAGTTAAAGGCAGCATCACCTGCATTTAGGGCGGAAGTCTCGAAATTAACTTCAAAGACAGTTGTGGATATTACACGAGTCCCAACAAATCTTCGTGCAGACTGTGCAGAAGCTCCGATAGGAGTGGCTTGTGGGGAATAATTAACGCTTGGCATAGCTGTGGTCATGGTC